GTAGGCGATAAATTTAAATTTGAGCGAGTCTTTCAGAAGGTGGATTCGTTCCCAGACCTGGTTCACGATCCAGATATCGTTCAGGCAGATGACGAAATCAGGTTTTTCTTGCTCAACTATGCGTGGTAGTCGCCCGACACCAAATCTGTCTGACGGGTTTTGAGCCGCTGCTGGGTAAACCTTATAAGGTAGATCATGCGGGTCGCCTGTATAGTTAATTCCGAATACTACGACTTCATTCGTGCGAGCTAAGTGATCTAGGATACTGTGTGATACTCGAGCAAATCCTGTGTTCGAGAGAATGTCGCCGTACCAAAGAATTTTTGCCATTTGGCGGTAGAATCTTGCTAACAGTATACAGACACTTTTCATACAGACATGCCGAGTAGAGAAGCTTTTGCATACCGTCGTGCACTGAAACTACGTGCAGCTAAGGCTATTGATTCTGAGAACTCAGCGATTGACAATATATTTTTAAGAGCAGCAGATGACTTCCATACCTTCTGTACGATTATGGATAAGGCTCCAGCAACTCACATGTTGGAGTGGCACAAGCATTTGATTACAGGTGAGAGCAATCGGTACCTACTAGATATAGCTGGACCTAACCTAGATATTTTGGCGCCACGAGGCTCAGCTAAGAGCACGGTGCTTAATATGTTTACTGCTTGGATTATCGGTCGTCATACAACTGCTGGGCTACCCCTTCAGATTATTTATTGCTCGTACAACATCGCCACAGCAATTCCGAAGAGTCGGATTATTAAGCAGATTATCGATTCATCTACTTACCGGAAGATTTTCCCGAAGGTCCAGTTGCGATCTGGTATGCAGTCTGATATCGGCTGGAGTATCGATTTCGATTATGCGGGAATCAGCCGTGTGGGCGACGAAGAATTTACTCTCCGTGCTGCTGGTCTCAGAGGCTCTATTACGTCTAAGCGTGCTCACCTTGTTATCGTAGATGACCCTATCAAGTCTAGTACTGATATTAAAAACCCTACTATTAGAGAAGAGATGAATAACAACTGGAGCTCTGTGATTGCTCCGATTATCTTTGAGGGTGGCCGCGCTATCTGCCTGGGTACGCGTTTCCATCCTCTAGACATCCATAAAACGATGTTCGTTCCTGATAAGGGCTGGAAACAAGTCCAGCAGGAAGCTCTTACGTACGACGATGACGGTGAGCCTATTAGCTATTGGCCTGAACAGTGGTCTGTTGATTACCTTTTAGGGCAGAAGGAGCTAGATCCTGTCGCTTTTGCTTTCCAGTATCAACAGCAACCTGTGATGACATCTGATTTGGTGTTATCTCCTGATCTTCTTGTGAAAGGTGACGTCGTAACTGAGTTCGATAGCCTTGCCGTGGGCATCGACCTTTCAGCCAGTAAAAACGAAACCTCTGACTACACCGCTTTCGTTCTAGGTGGTCGGTTAAAAGATAAATACTATATTATTGACGCGCACCAGGTGCGTTCTATAGGAAACCTAGAGAAAATAGATTTGCTGTGCAAAATGCTTGTTGAGTGGGGGATCCTTCAAGAAGACAATGAAGGTAAGTATTTTCCTACTTACTCCACATGCTCGCTGGTTGTTGAGTCGGTGGCATATCAAGCATCGCTGGCGGCTGACTTACGTCGCGTGATGTTAAACGAGTGGGGTCTAGGCAACTTGCATATCCACGAGGTCAAGGGTTTTCGAGGCGATAAAATTGCGAGATTTAGAGGGACTCTGGGCTTACTTGAAAATAAAAAAGTAGTTTTTAATCGATATAGAAAGTTTGATGCTTTATTTGACCAGTTGATTAATATCGGCGCAACGTCACACGACGACCTTTTAGACGCTTACACACACTTAGTGTGTTTCCTTCAGCGTCGCGGCAACTTTGAAATGGAGTACTGATGGGCGAACTACAGTTTCTGATTTTTGTTACTGCACACGACCCGCTTTCGAGGTTCGACGCCCTCCTAAAAACACTGCGTGGCTACGAGGAAATTCCTGGCAAAAAGGATGTTTTTCTTTATGTTGACTTTGGGCATAAAGATGATGTTGAAATACTTAAGGAGTTAATAGAGGCTAATGTCTGTTTTAATTCACTCACTATCGTAGTAGCACCTGAGTCTTACGAGGGTTACAGTTTAACCTGGGCTCATAAAGCTCTTTTAAGAGAAGCTGTAACCAATAAATACTATGACTTCTATATCTATTCAGAAAATGACATGGTGTTTACTCGAGACAATTTCCTCTACTGGTTCTTCTACAAAGACAAGCTGAAGCAACTAAACCTTGAGCCTGGTTTCTGTCGTTATGAATCTTACGGATCCAAGCTGGTTCCCTTTGATAATCATCGAGTGTGGAATTTGAACGGAGCTACACGCGATGTCTGGGGAACTCGTCCTTATTACTGTGAGACTTATTTAACACCGTTGGACGACTTTATCGGTTTTGTTTCTTTAGGTAACCCCTATATGGGGATGATGATTCTTGATCAGGAAATGGCTGATCAATATGTTCGTTCTCAGAGCTCAGATCCTATAAATAGTTTTGAGCTTACCCAGTTTCGTTGCTGGCCGCTGGCTGACAGAAGTTCTATGGGCCTTGCGTTTGAAAACCTCAGGCCCGGTCAGGAGCATCGCCGAGTCGTTCCAGTCATAAAAAAAGATAACTGTGTGCAGATAGCGCCTTGTGGCCTACTTGAGCATTGCGACACAAAATACAGTAAGTTACTTGAGCAAGATCTAGGATCCGTCCTGGATATTTCGGAGATGTTTAGCTATGTTCTCTAACGACATCATCACGTTCTCTAGTCTCTCTGATCTTGGTTTGCCTACCCAGCAAACGCTGTTTGACTCTGTAAATCACCCTTCTCACTACACGCAAGGGACGATCGAGACAATTGAGTATATGGAATCTTGCTTGTCTCCCGAAGAGTTTCGTGGCGGCTGCAAGATGAATGTATTGAAGTATGTCTCACGAGAGAAGCATAAGAACGAGCTTGAGGATCTTAAAAAAGCTAAGTGGTACCTCGATCGACTTATCTCGTATTTGGAAAAGAAAGCACCAGCAAGCTAAGATAAACAAAATAGTTTCTCTATATGGATATTCGCGCCTTCGGCTCGGTGTATGGGCAGACCTCGACGCTGCCTTATGCAAGTGGATTTGGCTGGGCTCCTGCCTCAGGTAGGAAGAATTTTGCTACCTGCCGCGCTATTTACATTGAATCTAAGCCGACCAGCAGCAAGGACTACCTTACTGTTGAGCTATCTGATGCTCCTGGTCAGCATTCCACGGCTACTAACTTAGAAGGTAATACATTAATTCCTATCGCATGTACCGCGTTGATTAGCGGTTCTGTTAACGGCGTATTTGTTCTGTACTGATGGATCCTTACGCACGCGCAGCTTTTGATTTCTCGAAAGCTTATCTGATGAATATGCGGGCTGCTGATGAGCAGCGCCGCGCTAATAAGCCGTCTAGCGACGCCTTCGCTCAGACTGTGGATGATGAGGAGACTGACTACAATTACTCTCCTACGCCTCAAGAACCTGCACCTCCTAACGAGCAGTACAACGGTATGGAGGCTGATGACGAGGTGACTGCCGATCAAACAAACGGAAATGCTCTAACTCGGGCTAAACAAAAAGTTTCGAAGTATCTCCAAGAGCGAGATTGAGGTAACATACTGCCAGTCAGCTGGTTTTGTGTGTGTTAATCGATTGCTTCCCCTATTTCAATGAAAAAGAACTTCTTGAGCTGCGTGTACGTACGCTCGAGAATTTTGTTGACGGCTTTTTGATCGCTGATGCGAATCTTACACATCGCGGCGACCCGAAAGAATTTACGTGCCTCAATACCATCCGTGAGCTAGGTCTTCCTGAGGAAAAAATTCAAGTTCTTCATGTTGAGCTCCCTTCTAAAGAAGAAGTAGCTGATCCCTGGATACGCGAACGAGGCCAGAGAGACGCGTTAGGCGTGGGTCTCCACATGATGCCTGAAGACACTATTTACATTTGTTCTGACTGTGATGAGATAGTTAATCCGGATCAGCTGGATGCTATCAGCGAAGTTGTTAAGGGAGCTAAAGATAAAATCGTGAAGTTAAGCATGTCCATGCACTATGGGCGTGCTGATAAGCAATTAATTACGCCAGATGGCAAACTTCATAACTGGCGCAACGCTTTTGCTTCGACGGTAGGTTTCCTGAAAGAAGGAGGTACGTTATCCAGCATGAGAGCAGATACTGACTGTATTTATTTCGGTGATCTCGATGCAGGTTGGCACTTCAGCTGGATGGGCGACTCCGAGCGACGACTTAAAAAGTTAAAGTCTTATGCCCACTGGGAGACTGATAGGCCTGATATTGAGCAGACCTGCGAGCGTTTTAATGCTGAGGTTGGAGAACCAGATATGCTCGGCCGTGGCGATCACCTGATTACGGAGTATCCAATCGAAAAGCTTCCGGCAGGGGTTACAGAGCTGCAGCATGTGAAGTCGTTCTTGTTGCCTTGAAATGTTTATTGATACTTTTACGTACTTTAACGAGCGGGAGTTACTCGAGCTTCGAGTGAGAGCTCTTCAAGATTATGTAGACGGTTTTATAGTCTCTGAGGGCAACAGAACACACAGAGGAGAAAGTAAGCCCTACACCTGTTTAGAGACCATTAGGGAGTTAGGGCTTCCTGAAGAGATGATCTGGGTCGTTCATGCAGAACTCCCGACTATTGAAGAAGCTTCGGATCCCTGGGTACGCGAAAGAGGTCAGCGGGATGCGCTTGCTCCTGCGCTTACTCGCTTGCCGGGCGAGACTATTTTTCTCTGCTCAGACGTCGATGAACTAGTGAAACCCTCAGTTATCGACGAGTTAAAGGAAATGCTCGGTGAAGACCCAAGCAAAATTATTGGTTTGAGTATGTCTATGCACTATGGGCGTGCTGATAGGCAGCTTTGCTCTCCCACGGGGGAGCTATTCGAGTGGCGATGCGCGACAGTTTGCACAGTAAGCACTCTCGAAAAACACGGGAACATAACTGAAGTCAGAGCTCAAGCCAATCGAGAGTTTTTAGGAAATCGCGATGCAGGCTGGCACTTTAGTTGGATGGGTGATGCAGACACCAGGCGCACAAAGCTGCGTTCTATAGCCGAGTACTACCTGTGGGATACAGAGTCAGTTCGAGAAAGATGTTCAAGGTTTACGCCCACGGTGGGCAGCACAGATATGCTTGGCCGTGAAGATCATTTGTTGACTGGCTACAAAATCGAGGATTTGCCTGAGGAAGCGGTTAAAGTGGAAAGAGTAAGAAAGTACCTACTTCCCGATGGCTAAGAGTATGCCGGCCGAGTTGGTCGAGAAGTTTGCTGCCGATCGTGAAGCCAAGAAAGCCCCTAGTGGCGAAGAGGTTAGCGGTTCAAACGAGACGCGCAAGCGGGCCAAAGCTAAAGCACGTAAAGCCAAGGAAAGCGTGTTCCGGAAGTGATCCTCGGATAGGATCCCCTTACTTGTGTGTATAGATGTCCAGCTCGATTGAAACTAGAAAGAGATTCACCGAGATCTTAGAGGCGTCTCGCACTCAGGATCGGAGCAACCAGGCGTCGACCATGGTTGTTCTGAGTCATCTTCAGCAGATGACCCTTTTGATGATCAAGAAGGGTCTCGCTTTTTACTGCGATCAGGACACCTTCAAAAGCCGTACCAGGTTTTTAGAAGACGTAATCGCTCTCAACAAGCTGGATATTCGTTTTCCCGCGATTATTCGGAACTTTTTGATCGATGGCTGTGGCCTGTTCTATTTCCGACCCGACCCCAAGCTTAAGTATCAAATCTATTTCTTTAATAAGAACCAATACCGTGTTTACCATGATGTTAATGGTAACGTAGAAGAAGTCATTATCGTCTATAGCTATAAAGTCAAGAACGCTAATCTAGGTTTACCTAGCAACAGCTATGGGCAGAATAAGCGATATGTTCGTTTAACGATTACAGCGGACGAAATTAGCGAAGTTGAGACTGATACCGAGCTCAGTTTTGACCTTGAACCAGGTGCTGTATTAACACCAGCTAAGAAGCGGCGAAATACGCTTGGCTTTATTCCAGCTGTTGAGGTTTTAAATAAGCCGAACGCTAGTGGCACCGAAGGAGAGGGCGAGTTTGACCCGTTCATGGAGCAAATCGTCTTACACGATGAGCTCACACGAAATATTGCTAAGAATATTGAGTTCTTCGGCAACCCAACGCTGATCAGCTCCCGTCCACGGAGTGATCTGGTCGAAGCTAACGACAGTCAGAGCAATTTCCGGCCGACAATCAGCAGTCAATCCGGATTTGCTGGTGTCGATAGTCCCTCTACTCGTGTCAGCGAGCCGTTTGGCGCTGGTATGGGTTCGGGTCTTCGGGTTCCTCGGATTATTGCGAACGTCGAACCCTCCGACCGTGTGGGCTACATGACGCCTGACCCCGTTAACGGGGACATGAACCGCTACACGCTTCTTCTTCGGGAAGAGATTCGTACCGCGCTTGGCGGTGTGGATGAGATCTCGATTTCGGCAGGCGCCACTGCTACAGAGATCAAGGGCTTGATGGGTCGAGCGCAGGCCACGGCTCTCCGTAAAAACAAAAGTTTCCTTACTTACGGTTTTAATCGTCTCCTAGAGATGATGATCTACCACCAGGAAACTATTTTCCGAGAGTCTTTTATCGCTGCAGCGGGGCTCAAAGAGCCGAAACCTCCTACCGAAGAAACGGAAGAAACTATTCAGAAATATCAAACAGCTTTAGCTAAGTTTGAAGCAAAAGTTAATCAAGAAATTCAGAAAGCTCTTCAGGAGAATAAAGTTCCTCCTGGAGTTATCGGTCTCCCCGAGGATGGCGAGCGCAATGTTACCTATAGGTATCAAGGCGACGTGTACGAGGACACTGCCTACGACATAAACCAAAAGTCTATTGTCGTCCGTAACTTACAAGAACTCGGTGTGGACAGCATCGAAGCTCTTAAGTTCCTTTTCCCGGAGAAAACTGATTCCGAACGAGCCGAGATGTTGAAGGGTTTTCCCTTCCGCATGGTTCAACAAACACAATCAGCAATGCAGCAATTTCTGGTATTATTAAGCCAGATGTTGCAGTCTCCGCATCCTCTTGCGCCTAATCAGCCTCTTGCGGCTGATCCTAGACTGAATATCACTCCGCTCCTTTA